CACAACAAGGCGAGTTAAGAATAAAATTATTCAATTACTTTTATAAAGATTTGAAACTGAGTATTATTGCTAGAAATCTTAAATATGGTGATGAATATGGATTTATAGATTTTTATGAACTAAAGAAGATTAGATCAAAGAATAGGAAAAATAAATAAGTTTGATATGTCTTAACGTTATGTATAGCAGGGATTACACGAAGTTATACGCTAATGTTAAGAAATTAAGGGAAGGTGTAAAAGCCTTCCTGATTTATAGAAAGAAGATGATGAAGTGATAGAGCTTAAGAATATAGATTTAAGTAATGTAACACTTATAGAGGAATTAAATAAGATTGATGAAGAATCAAAAGAATTTAATGAAGCACTTATTGATTATTTATATCAAAAGGTAAATTTCAAGAAACAGCATTTAAAAGAGGAATTTTGTGATGTTATACAAGCTCATTTAAGTCTTATGAAAATAATAGGGATAGATACACAAGAAATAAGTGAATATTGGAATACAGTGCATAATGAGAAGATTAAAAGCAGACCAAGAGTGAAGGAGGATTAACCTATGCAAGAAAGAACATCAACAAAAAGAATAGTTAAATCTAAAGTTATGGCAGATATGTTTGTATGGCTAGGTTTTGAATATAAAAAGACAGACAAAGGCTATGAATTTGAAAGAACATATAAATTTGACTCTGTATGGAAAGATATACACGCTATAAGGCAATCTGTAAGAAAGATGCTTGAACCATAGAAATATATAATTGCAAAAAAATTTTTAAAGGGCAGGTGATTCAATATGCAGAAATATAAGAATCTACTTTATAGGGAAATAGAAGATAAATTATATAAATATTTCAATAGAAATAATATATATAACGGTTTAAATAAACAATTGAATGTTATTAATAAGCAAATAGCAGATATAGAAAAAGAATTAAGGGAATGCAACTATATAAGTATAGATGAAGAATCATCATCACCAGGATTTGATGAAAGAGTACAAACATCCAGTACTGGTACAAGTTATGTAGAAAGTCAAATGATAAAGCTAACAGAATTAAAGCTCAAGAGAAAAGCTAAGAAGGAAATAGAAAGAGAAAACATACTTGAACAGTTAGAGGATATGGAAACAATAGAATCTGAAATTGAATGGAAGATAAGAGATTTCAAAGGTGAGTTAAAGACATTATTAGAATTAAAATATGAAAAACGTATGGGGGAACAAAAAATAGCATTAGAAATGCATTTAAGCCAAAGTCAAGTAAATAGAAAAAAACAGCAGATAATAAATAAAATTATCTTATGGGGTAATTGGGGTAGCATAAAAAACGCATAAAAAAGGAATAATTTTTTAATTTAAAAGTGTTATTATGGTATTAAAGAAATTTATCAAGTGAGCCATGACTCTTATATGACGAATAGGCAGTATAAGACGAGCAAAGCAAACGAATTCTGCATTGCATAAATCCTCGCCTATTAGGTAGCAAATATGTAGAATAAATACTCTGTATCATTTCACGATATGGAGTATTTTTTATTATGCTTATAACCAGTAGAGCAACCTCCTAATTAATAATATTTAATATAAGAAAGATGAGGTGTAGAAAGCCTCTTATAGCACAGTGTTTAGTATTATTAGCTTTACTGGTTAATTTATTCAAAATGAGGTGAAATAATTATGTGGAATGTGATAGAAATAAATTAAAATAGAATGTCTAAGGTTATACTTGGATATATTATAGGTTATATGGAGTATTTTCATATAACTAGAATTTTATATGAAATTTTAAAACTTTTTATAATATCTAAATCGTCTTATAAGTGTAAGAACAAAATGAGGGAGATGGTTTATTTATGAAAAAGAATTTATTAAAAATGTTATTGGTTGGATGTATAATTACTAGTTCAGTATCAACAGGTGTATTTGCTTCAACAGATGTCAATAAGAGCAAAGAAAATAAAGTAGAGCAAACACAAATGCTAATTGATTCATTAATTGATGATGCTAATAAGGCAGGAAAAGATATAGAAGATAAAATTGATGCATTAAATAATAAAATTGATGAAATGCAAAGTGAAGATAATGACATAATGGAAAAGGTTAATAAGTATGAACAAAGTAAGTTAGCAGAGTATGATAATAATTATAATGATATGGTAGAGTATGTAAATTCATTACCTAATGATATGATAGAGTATATAAAGTCATTACCAATTTTGACTGACAGCGAAAAGGATAAATTAATAGACACACACAAAAAGCTTGAACCATACTACAAACAATTAGATTCATTATATGAAGAACTTAATAAAGTTCAAAAACCTATATTAGATAAAATAAGTAAATTATATGATAAGATTGATGAAGAATATGGAGTTAATATAGGATAAATTTATTAGCAATAAATTGAAGGACTCTAGAAATAGGGTTCTTTTATTATGCAATAAAACAGAAAGGAAGTGGCATTAATGAATAAACTAACACCAAAACAGAAAATATTTTGTGATGAGTATTTAATAGATCTTAATGCCACAAGAGCATATAAGAAAGCTTATCCGAACGTTAAGAATGATGAAACAGCAAATGCAGCTGCAAGTAGGATGTTAAGAAATGTTAAGGTTAAGGAATATATTGATAAAAGAATAAAAGACCGAGAGAAAAGGACAGAAATAACACAAGATATGGTATTAAAAGAACTTGCAGCAATAGCATTTTCAAATGGTGCAGACTTTGCGAAGGTAACAGATGATAATATGGTTCGTATAGTACCAACAGATGAATTGCCAGAAGATAAAAAGAAAGCAATATCAGCAATAAAAGAAACAAAGTTTGGTATTAATATAGAAACATGTGATAAAGTAAAGGCATTGGAACTCATAGGAAAACACCTTGGAATGTTTAAGGACAAGGTCGAATTAAGTGGCAATGTAAATAATCCATATGAAGGACTTACAACAGAACAGTTATTAAAAATAGCTGGTGCTGATGATGGATAAAAAGCTAATAGAATTAGGCGCAAAATGTGAACTTGCAAGACGTGAGTTCTTTTTTTATTGCAATTTAAAGGCACCAGATTTTTATAAAGCAAATAGAAAATATCTTGTAGAGTTATGTAATGACCTTCAAGAGTTCTATGAGGGTGAAGATGAAATACTTGTAGTAAATGAACCACCTAGACATGGAAAATCAAGAACAGCAGGTTTATTTGTTGAATGGGTTTTAGGAAAGGACCAAACTGAAAAGATAATGACTGGATCATATAATGAGACTCTTTCAACTATGTTCTCTAAGAATGTTAGAAATAGCATCCAGGAAGAAAAAGCAGATAAGTATAAACCAGTATTCAGTGATGTATTTCCTAGTGTTTCTATAAAACGTGGTGATGGTGCCATGAATTTATGGAGTTTAGAGGGTGGATATAATAATTATCTAGCCACATCTCCTACTGGAACAGCAACAGGGTTTGGATGTTCATTAATGATTATTGATGACTTAATAAAAAATGCAGAGGAAGCCAATAACGAAAATGTTAAGGAAAAGCATTGGGAATGGTTTACTAATACAATGCTTTCACGTTTAGAAGAAGGCGGAAAAATAATAATCATAATGACCAGATGGGCAAGTGATGATTTAGCTGGTAAAGTACTTGAAGAAATGGCAGACAGAAAGATTAAGCATATATCTATGAAAGCTCTTCAAGATGATGGAACAATGCTTTGTGATGAAGTATTAAGTAGAAAGAGTTATGAAAATAAAATTAAGACTATGGGAGCTGATATTGCTAGTGCTAACTATCAACAAGAGCCTATTGACTTAAAAGGTCGATTATATTCTAATCTTAAAACTTATACAACATTACCTAAGGATAGTAATGGTAATTTATTATTTACAGCTATTAAGAATTACACAGATACAGCAGATAAAGGAGAAGATTACTTATGCAGCATTAACTATGGTGTTTATGATAAAGAAGCTTATGTGTTAAATGTGCTTTATACTCAAAAAGATATGTCAATTACTGAAAAAGAAACAGCTAAGATGCTATATCAAGATGAAGTTAATAGAGCAGATATTGAAAGTAATAATGGTGGAGAAGGTTTTGCAAGGAATGTAAGAAGAATATTAAAAGAGACATTTGGTAGTAATAAAACAGTTATTAAGCCTTTTCATCAATCAAAGAATAAGGAAGCTAGAATACTTAGTAATTCTACTTGGGTAATGGAACATATATATTTCCCTTCAAATTGGAAAGACAGATGGCCAGAGTATTATAATGCAATGGTTAAATATCAACGTGAAGGTAAAAACAAGCATGATGATGCTCCAGATGCTACAACTGGAATTGCTGAAAAGATAAATAAACCTAATGGAATGGGTGTACTTAAATAAAAGTGTATAATATACACAAATAATTAGTATAAATATTCATAATAATTGCATAAAAGAATAGAATATGCAGTAAAAAGCTTTAAAATAAGCTGAAAGTGAATAAAAGTATCGGAAAATAAAAATTTCCCGAAATAATTTTACTTGAAAGAAGGTGGAATAATTGGAAATAGAAGTAGTAAAGAATTTAATTAAGAAACATACAATGAATCATTCAGAGATAGTATGTAAGTCATTAACAGCAGAGAGGTATTACAGAAATAAAAATGATATATTAACATATGACAGAAAGAAAGATGAAGATTCAGAAAATCCATTAAGAAATGCAGATAATAGAATAAGTTCTAATTTTCATGGATTATTAGTAAACCAAAAGGCTTCATATATGTTTACTGCTCCACCTTTATTTGATATAGGTAAAAAGGAAAGTAACAAAAGAATTACAGAAGTGCTTGGAGATAATTACGCAAAAGCTTGTAAGGACTTATGCATTAATGCTGCTAATAGTGGAATAGCATGGTTACATTACTGGATTAATGACAATAAAGAATTTGAATATGGTGTAGTAGACAGCAAGCAAATAATACCTATATGGTCCAGTAGTTTAAATAAAAAGCTTTTAGGAGTATTAAGGACCTACAAAGATATAGATGATGAAGGCGAAACTTATGATATTTATGAGTACTGGAATGATACAGAGTGCCAGGCATTTAAAAAGAAATCTAGTGATACCATAGATGAAGGGTTACAAGCTTATTCAATGTTTACTAGTTTTATAGTAGATACGAATACACTTCAACAGAGTGATATATTTAAGCATGATTTTGGTAGAGTTCCGTTTATACCATTTGGAAACAATAACTTAATGACAAGTGATTTAGATAATGTAAAACCACTAATAGACGTTTATGATAAAGTCTTTAGTGGTTTTGTTAATGATTTAGAAGATATTCAAGAGATAATCTTTATATTAACTAATTATGAAGGTGAGAGCTTAGGAGAATTCTTATCTCAACTTAAGAAATATAAATCAATAAAGGTTGAAAATAATGGTGATGCAGATAAAAGTGGTCTTGAAACTTTAACTATAGATATTCCAGTAGAAGCTAGAGAAAAGCTGCTTACTATAACAAGAAAAGCAATATTTGAACAAGGGCAGGGAGTTGATCCACAACCTCAAGAATTTGGAAATGCTTCAGGTGTTGCACTTAAATTTTTATATTCATTATTAGAATTAAAGTCAGGACTTACTGAAACAGAATTTAAGCTTGGCTTTGGTGAATTTGTTAGAGCAATATGTAAGTATCTTAATGTTGAATGTAAATCAATTATTCAAACATGGACCAGAACTGCAGTAACAAATGATTCTGAATTAGCAAGTATATGTACTTCATCTATGGGACTATTAAGTAATTTAACATTATATAAAAATCACCCATTCGTTGAAGATGCTGATAAGGAAGCAGAACAGAAGAAAAAAGAAGGCGAAGAAAAGCAGCAAGATAATGATGATTATAAAGATGCATTCCCTAATAAATATGATAATGAGGAGGGCAATAAAGATGAACAGTAAATCTAAATGTGATTTGTTTATAACTGTTTTATGGCTTGCCAACCTTATAATAAGTATTTTTAATACTTGTCATGTAAGAGAGGTGTTATTTGTCATACTATTTGGTAATTGCGTTCAAAGTTTATTAAAATTCTTTGAAGGTATTAATAATGAATAATACTTACTGGCAACAAAGATCATTAGAATTAGAGAATGCTGCTTATAAAGATTCTGAACAGTATAAAAAGGATTTGGAACAGTTGCATAAAGAAACATTAGAACAGATACAAAAGGATATTGCATATTGGTATCTAAGATTTGCTAAAAAGAATAAAATTACTTATGCTGAAGCACAACAGATTCTAAATAGGAATGAACTAGAAGAATTTCATTGGACAGTACAACAGTATATTAAATATGGCCAATCCGAAATATTAAGTGATGCTTGGAGAAAAGAATTAGAGAATGCATCTATTAAAGTTCATGTAACTAGGCTAGAATCATTGCAATTGCAAATGAGACATCATCTTGAAAAAGAATATGCGCAGAGGATAACTGATATAAATTATCTTTTAAAAGCTGGACTGGAGGAAGATATATACCATAATGCTTATGAAATAGAAAAAGGATTAAATATTGGAGTAGATCTGCATAAGTACAATGAATCTGAAATTGATGATATGCTTAAAAAGCCTTGGTGTTCTGATGGTAAAGTATTTAGTGAAAGGCTATGGGGGAGAAAACAACAATTAGTTGCTGATTTAGTAGAGAAGGATTTACCGCAAGCACTAATTAGAGGTGAAAGTAATGATAAGATAATAGAAAGATGGGCAGAAAAGCTAGATGTTGATAGAAAAGCAGTAGCAAGAGTAGTAAGAACAGAAAGAGCCTATGTTAATTCTAGATCAGCATTAGAGTCATATAAAAAGCTTGGTGTTAAGAAATATCAAATACTAGCTACTTTAGACTTGAAGACATCAAATATATGCAGAGAAATGGACCATAAGGGAAGAAATAAAGATGAACCATTCTTTTATTTAGATGAATATAAGGTTGGATTAACAGCCCCACCATTTCATTGTAATTGTAGAACAACTACAGTTCCATATTTTGATGATTTTACAGAAGATGAAAAAAGAGCTATGAGGGATGAAGAAGGTAAATCTAAAAAAGTTCCAGCTGATATGACATATGATGAATGGTATAAAAAGTATGTTAAAGATAATCCTAAAGCTTTAATAGAAGAAAAGAAATTTAAAAATAAAGCTAGCGATCAAAAGCAATATGAACAGTATAAAGAAATATTAGTTAATGAAGCTCCTAAAACCTTTGATAACTTCCAAGATATGAAGTATAATAATGGTAAGGAATGGGATAAGATAAAATCAAAATTTACAGATGAATTTGTGAAAAAAGATTTTAAGGATATACCATCATTTCATAAGAATTGCAGTGATTTAATGACTAGAAAGTGGTATTTAGAGCATGACAAGAGCATACCTAATATAATTGATAAGTCTAAATCTATTGAAGAACAAGCAAAGCAAGCCCATGATTTAAGAAATACTTATAGAACACAGGCAAGGGATTTGATGAAAGATCAAGAAATGAGAAAGAAACTTGATTTAGATCATCCAAATCTTTCATTTGAAGAACAAATAAATAAAAAGTTTAAAGATAAAGGATTATCAAGAGAAGATTCAATTAAAGATATATTAAAAACAGCTACAAAGACTAATAAGAAAGTAAATAAATCTTTAGGATTGGAGTGATTATTTTGTATGAATATAATATTTGCAATCAAGCAGATGAAGAAATATTTTCAAAACAGTGCAATGCATTAGAAAATAAAATACCTAATATAAAAAAAGATGAATTACTAATAGATGTTGATGAAAGTAAGATACAAAAATATTTATTGGATGGTAAAGAAATTAAAGTATACAATAGTAATTATATTAATGAGGTTTTCATTAAATCAGAAGTGGAGTTAGAGCAATACTTCAATTAAGCACTTACTTAGAAAAACGAGTAGGTGCTTTTATTATATAAAAATTTAAGGAGGTTAAGAATCATGAAAATAGGAGAAAATGAATTAGAAAGTATTATAATTACTAGAAACAATGAGGTAGTTGCCGTGATTAGCGATAAGGATATAATAGAAAAAAATAAATATGAGGTAATAATGGAGCCTGCCAAATAATTTTAACCTAAGTTATTGTTTCGAGTTATATCAGGATTGGAAACAGGAGTTTCGATTCCGTTAATAACTCTTACATGATAATTATCATAATTACCATTATTGATTGATTTAACAAATTCATTTCTAGTCATATCTTGTCCAGTATAATTGTCATGGAATGTTGTATTTCTACCAGTATCAGTTTGATTAGTTACAGTTATTCTTTTTCTACCTATTGTTATCACCTCATAAAAATAACAGGCTCCAATAATATTTTAGCATAAAATAGAAAAATAAGAAAAATAGTGTATTTAAGTCTTAGAAATAAGGCTTTTTATTTTGCCCTTTTTACAGATTTGTAGGGCATAAAGAACAAAGGTAATTCTACAATACCTGGAGAGCAGGTATAAAAATCTATTAGAAGTAAAGGAGAAATGTGAAATGGAATGGTTAAGAAAATTAATTGAAGGTGCAAAGAAAAACGATGATGGAAGTATAGATATTGATGATTTAATGAAGCAGGTCAATACTGAATTTCCTAAGAATGCAGTACCTAAGAGTACCTACAATGACGTCAAAGGTCAATTAGATACTGCAAATGACACTATTAAAGATTTAAAGAAAAATAATGCAGACAACGAAGAATTACAACAAACAATTAAAGATCATGAAGCAACTATTAAAAAATTGCAAGATGATTCAGCTAATACTAGGAAGGAATATGCATTAAAGGATAAGCTTAAAGATTTAGGAGTAACTGATTCAGATTATCTTATTTATAAACATGGAGGAATTGAAAAGTTTAACTTTGATAAAGACGGAAATGTAATTGGATTAGAAGACACAGTTAAGCCTTACAAAGAATCAATGCCACACATTTTTAAAACTGATAAAGTAGACACACGTTATGATCCGAATAGTGGAGGAGCTCCAACAGGAATAAATCCATTCGCAAAAGAAACTTACAATCTTACACAACAAGGAAAATTATTAAAAGAAAATCCAGCGCAAGCTAAAGAATTAATGGCAGCAGCAGGATTTAAATTATAGGAAAGAAAAGGTGATGTAAAATGGCAAAAACACAGATTAGTGACGTAATTGTACCAGAGGTATTTAATCCTTATGTAGTACAAAGAACAATGGAGTTATCAGCATTATATAATAGTGGAATTATATCAAACAATCCAGAATTAGATAGACTAGCATCAAGTGGTGGTACAACAATTAATATGCCATATTGGGAAGATTTAAATGGTGATGATGAAGTACTTTCAGATGATGGAGCATTAACACCAGCAAAAATTACAGCTGGTCAAGATATAGCTGTTCTATTAATGAGAGGTAAAGCTTGGAGTGCAAATGACTTAGCAAAAGCATTATCTGGAGATGATCCTATGGCTGCAATTGGTGATTTAGTTGCAGAATATTGGGCAAGACGTATGCAAGCTACAGCTATAAAGTTATTAGATGGGGCTTTTGCTGCTAGTAATATGACAAATAAGGTTTTAGATATTTCTAGTTTAGAAGATGATAAAGCTAAGATAAACGGTGAAAACTTCCTTGATGCATTACAACTTATGGGAGATGCAAAAGACAAACTTACTGGTGTTATAATGCATTCAGCTACAGAAACACAACTTCGTAAGAATAACTTAATTCAAACAGAACTTGACTCTAACAATAAGCCAATTTCATTGTTCATGGAGAAAAGAGTTATTATTGATGATTCTTGTCCAACATCTGCTGGGAAATATACAACTTATTTATTTGGAGAAGGTGCAATTGGTCTTGGTAATGGTGGAGCACCAGTTCCAACTGAAACAGATAGAGATAGCTTAGCTGGAGATGATATCTTAATAAATAGAAAACACTATATTTTACACCCAAGAGGAGTAAAATGGATTGGTTCAGCAGCAGGTTCATCACCTACAAATGCAGAACTAGCAACAGGTACTAATTGGTCAAGAGTTTATGAGGATAAAGCTATTCGTATGGTTAAGTTTGTTCATAAGCTATAAGGAGGTTTGTTATATGAGTGCTACAGCATTTCAAAGAATGAGACGTGAAGCAGCTAAAAAAGAAATAGTAAATAGTCCAGAGATAGAAAAAGAGCTGTCAAAAATGACAGTTGAGGAGCTTAAAGAATATGCACAAGAAAAAAATATTGATATTGGAAAAGCTACTAGCCAATCTGGAATATTAGAAAAAATTAAAGAAGTTGAAAAAGTTGAATAGGATGTGATCTTATGGAGTTAGATAAACTTAAGCAGCTCCTAGGAATTAATTTAGAAGATACATCTAAAGATGTTATTCTTGAATTTATTATAGATGATGTGACTAATATAATATTAGAATATTGCCACATAAAAGAAATACCTAAAGGCTTAGAAACTACAGCTTATAAAATGGCTGTTAAATTGTATAGAAATGAGAACCTAGGCAGTGAAGAAACTGCTATAGGTTCTATTTCATCTATAAGTGAAGGAGATATATCCACTAGCTTTAGAGATGGTGTAGAAAGTGATTATAAGGATAGTATTCTAAATGAATATAAATCTAAGCTGAATAGATACAGAAAGTTGGTGTGGTAATATGAACAAAGCTGTATTGCAAGCAAGAAAAGCACATAGGAAAGCAATAGAGAGTCAGTATGAACATACTTGCACAATTAAGGAATTTCAATCAGTTAAGGATCCAATAAGTAAAGTCACTAAAAAGCAAGAAGTAAAAATATTAGAGAATCAACCTTGCAGACTGTCTTATAGTAGTGTTAAATCTACAAATCAGAGTGAAGCTAATGCTACAGTTCAGCAAATTATTAAGTTATTTATAGCACCAGAAATTGAAATTAAGGAAGGTTCTAAAATAATTATAACTCATGAAGGCAGGACCACAGAATTTAAACATAGTGGAAAACCTGCAATATATTCATCACATCAAGAAATTGTTTTAGAGCTTGTAGATAATGCTTAATGGGAAGATGGGGAAAATGTGAATTTTCACAATTAACTAAATTAGCTGATAATGTTCAAGCCTTAAATGATGGTGTTGCTAATGAGTTTACTAAGGAGGTTGCTAATGAAATAGCAGCAAGATTACTTAGAAGAATTAAGCAGAAAACACCAGTTAAAGAAGGTACATTAAGGGATGGATGGGCAATAGGACAGATAACTCAAAAAGGTAATTCTTACACGATTGAAATTATCTGTCCTATTGAATATGCGAGTTATGTTGAGTTTGGCCATAGACAGACTCCAGGAAGATTTGTGCCAGCTATAGGTAAGAAGTTAAAGAAAAGCTGGGTAAAAGGCAGATTCATGATGACGTTGTCTATAAATGAAATTGAAATGCAGACACCGAGCATTGTTACTGCTAAAGTGTGGGAAGAATTAAAGAGGTGTTTTAATGTTAAATAAAATAATCACAGGAATATCTCAAAAACTTGATGAAGAATTTAATACAGAAGAAAATCAAGAATATACAATTTATACTGAAAATGTAGAACAGGGGCTAGAAGAACCTTGTTTTTTTATTTTTAGTTTAAAACCTAGTTCAAAGCAACTAGCAGGAAATAGATATAAGAGGAAATATCCTTTTGATATTCATTTCTTTCCAGATACTGAATTAGTAGATGGAATAAGTACAATAAATAATCAAATTAATGAAGTTACAGAAAGGCTATTTACAGCATTAGAATACATTACAGTTGATAACGGCTTGGTAAGAGGTACAAGTATTAATGCTGAAAAAGTTGATGATGTACTTCATTTTTTTATTAATTTCAATATGATTGTTAAAAAGGAAACTGAGCCTATAGATACTATGGGAAGCTTAACTATAAAACAGAAGTTAGGAGGCGATTAATTTGGCTAAGACTACAACAAAAGTTGGAGAAGAAGAAATTAAAGTTGTTATGGATGATAATAAATATTCTAAGCAGCAAATTTTAAAAAGTAAAAAGTATTCTGATAAACAGGATTTAATTAATGCACTGCTTAAAGATGATACACAGTATTCAATAACTGAAGTAGATGAATTAATTAATAACTTTATGAAAGGAGTGGTTAAATAATGGCATTAGGTGGAGGAACATGGATAGCACAAAATAAAGTGCTTAATGGTACCTATATTAATTTTATAAGTGCAGCTAGAGCAAGTACTAATTTATCTGACAGAGGATATGTTGCATTACCAATGGAACTAGACTGGGGACCAGATGAAGAAGTATTTACAGTAACACAAGAAGATTTTCAAAAGGATTGTTTAAAGATTTTTGGATATTCCTATGACTCAGATAAATTAAAAGGATTAAGAGATCTATTTAAAAATGCAACTGTATTATATGCTTATAAATTAAATAAAGGTGTAAAAGCAAGTAATAAGTTTGCAACTGCTAAGTATAGTGGTGTAAAAGGAAATGATATTAAGATTGTAATAACAACAGATATAGATGAAGGGTCTAAGTATAATGTAACAACTCTTTATGGAAATAAGGAGATTGAGACACAAACTGTAACAGCTATTAAGGATTTAGTTCCCAATGATTATATAGGAGAATGGAAAAGTGAAGCTTTAGAAGCCACAGCAGGAATTGCTCTTGAAGGTGGAACAAATGGCGAAGCAGTAACCGGAACAGAATATCAAGCTTTTTTAGATGCAATTGAAGCATATAATTTTAATACTCTTGGCTGTCTAAGTACTACAGATCAAATAAAAAGTTTATTTGTAGCATTTACAAAAAGACTTAGAGATGAAGTTGGAGCTAAATTTCAGACAGTACTTTATAAGTATGAAAAAGCAGATTATGAAGGAATTATATCTGTAGATAATTCTGTATCAGATGCTGGAGAATTAGAAAGCTCATTAGTGTATTGGACTGTAGGAGCAGAAGGTGGATGCGCTGTTAATAAAACAATAGAAAATAAGACATATGATGGTGAATTTACTGTTAATGCAACAGGTAAGCAATCTGACTTAATTGCAGGCGTTAAAGCTGGTAAATTTATATTCCATAAAGTAGGTGAGGATGTAAAAGTATTGAATGATATAAATACATTAATAACTTATACAACTGAAAAAGGGGAAGATTTTTCTAGTAATCAAGTTATGAGAGTTCTTGACCAAGTTGCAAATGATACAGCAGTATTATTTAACGAAAAATATATTGGAGAATTTCCTAATGATGCATCTGGAAGAGTTTCATTATGGAATGACATAGTTGATTTAGATAAAAAACTAGAAAAAATAAGAGCCATAGAAGACTTTAGTTCTGATAATGTCATTGTTGAAAAGGGAGAGACTAAGAGAGCTGTTCTTTTAACTCAAACTATCAATCCAACAGTTGCCATGGGACGATTATATATGGCTGTTTATGTAGCTTAAAAGGAGGGAATAGGATATGGCTAAGAATACTATTATGAATGCAAAAGATACTGTAAGTGCATCATTAGCAGAATGTTTTGCTACCATAGATGGTAAAAGATATAATTTAATGCAGGCTATTAATTTGGAAGCTAAATTTGATAAGAATAAAAGTGAAGTTCCGATTTTAGGAAAGACAGGTAAAGGAAATAAATCAACAGGATGGAAGGGTACAGGTTCAGCCACTTTTCATTACAATACATCACTTTTTAGAGAGCTATTATATAAATTCAAAGAAACTGGGGAGGATACTTATTTTGATATACAGGTAACAAATGAAGATCCTACAAGCTCAGTTGGAAGACAAACAGTAATTCTAAAAGATTGTAATATAGATGGTGGAGTTTTAGCAAAATTTGATGCTGATGCAGAATACCTAGATGAAGATATGGACTTTACATTTGAAGATTTTGAGATTCCAGAAAAATTTAGTTTATTAGATGGAATGAGATAAAAAGGGCACGTCGGTGCTCTTTTAAATTTTAAAAATAATTGGAGGAATAATATATGTCAAATTTAAGTTATTTTTTAGCAGATAATGTACAAAAGGAAGAAGTAGTAAAGTATGCGGCTTCAAAAAGATTTAAAGATGAAAATGAAAATGCAGTAGAATGGGAATTAGGATGTATAACATCTGAAGAAGATGAGAAATTAAGAAAAAGTTGTACTAAGAAAGTACAAGTACCCGGAAAGAAAAATATGTTTACTCCGGAAACTGATTATGATAAGTATTTAGGATTATTAGCAACTCAATGTGTTAAATTCCCAGATTTAAATAATGCAGAGCTTCAAAATTCTTATGGAGTTATGGGAGCAGATGCATTATTAAAAACCATGCTTAAACCTGGAGAATATCAAGACCTACTTAAAAAGATACAAGAAATTAATGGCTTTGATACTGGAATGGATGAATTGGTAGAAGAAGCAAAAAACTAATAAATGAAGGTGATAGCGATAGCAATTATGCTTGCTATTGCCTTCATAAACTTAAAATTCTACCAAGTCAATTTGTTAATATGAGCAGACAAGAAAAGGCTTTTATTATTGCAGCTATAGATATTAAAGTAGAAGATGATAAAAAGAAAGCTAAGGAAGCTGAAAGAAAAGCCAAAAGAGGAAAATGATAGTATTAACCATAAATATGTAATATAATAACAATAGACTATATATTTATGGAGGAATAATAATGATAGGTTTAATTATTGTCTTTGTAGTTTGCTTAGTTTTATTTGTCTTTTCTGTTAGAATGGCTATAATAACAAGTAAAGCAAAAAAACAAAGAAAAATAAATACTAATAACAAGATGGCGGAACTAGGCGCATATTTAAAAGGAACATACAAACATATTGTGGGTTTATCATTACCGGAAAATATTTTTTGTAATGTTTATTTATGTAATGAGAAGGTAGTTATCGAAGGGAATGGAGTAACATTCAATTTGTCAAAGGAAAAAATTACAGATGTTTGTATAAAAACAGAAACAGAAATACAACAGCAATATGTTAGTAGTATTGGCGGAGCAGTTGCAGGAGGAGTTCTATTTGGGCCATTAGGTGCAATCGTTGGTGGAAGAACTAAGAAAAAGAGAGATAAGAAAATAACACAGTTTTTAATATATACTTATGAAAAAGATAATACTATTGATTATATATCTTTTGAAATAGTTGAATTGGGATTTAACGCCTTAAAGTTTGTAGAAGATTTTAAAAAGAACAATATTAATAATTCAAAAGAAATAAATTTATAGAATAATAAAGCACTTACTTAATTGTAGGTGCTATTTTTATACTTAATGTTCAAGAAAGGAGGTATTTTATGGCAACAATTAGAAGTGCAATAGAAGTGCAGGATAGATTTAGTAGTGTATTAAATAATTTATATGCTGGACTGGACAGAGCAGTAAATAAATTTGAAACATTACAAAATGTAATGGGTAGAAGTGCTAATATGAATGCTATTAGTTCAACCGCTGACAATATGGCTTCAAGTTTAAGTCAAGTAAATCCAATAGTAGTTAGCATAAATAATAATATCAACAACATAAATAATACGCTTAATCATACTAATAACACGTTAAGTAATACTAACAATAATTTTAATAATATTAATTATGCCGTAAATAACGCTGCAGCCAGTCAAGAAAAGTTAAATCAAAACATAAGAACCGGTCAAAGTGAAGCTAATGGACTTTTAGGCGGAATCAAAAAAATAGTAGCAACATATTTAACATTCCAAGCAGGAAAAGGTATTATAGAGCTATCAGATGGATTAGCACAAACTAAAGCAAGATTAGATCTGATGAATGATGGATTGAATACAACGCAAGAATTGCAACAAATGATATTTGAATCGGCTCAAAGATCAAGAAGCCCATATTTAGATACAGCAAAATCAGTTGCAAAAATGGGTATACTTGCAAAAGACGCATTTAATAGCAATAAAGAAATAGTTGTCTTTGCAGAACAGATGAATAAACAGTTTAAAATAGGTGGCGCATCCATTCAAGAGCAAACGGCAGGGATGTATCAATTAACTCAGGCAATGGCAGCAGGAAAGCTACAAGGTGATGAATTTAGAAGTATTATGGAAAATGCTCCATTACTAGCACAATCAATCGCTGAATATATGGGTAAAACAAAAGGTGAATTAAAAGAGATGTCTTCTGATGGAGTAATAACAGCCGATATCATAAAGAGGGCTATGTTTGCAGCAGCAGATGAAACAAATAAAAGATTTCAACAAATACCAATGACCTTTGGAGACTTAGCAACAAATGTTAAAAATAATGCTATTGATATGTTTGACCCAGTACTTCAAAAATTGAATGAACTTGCTAATAATGAGAACTTTAATAATCTGGTATACAATGTCGTCAATGGTATGGCGACGATAGCAAATGTAACATTAATAGTTATGGAAACAATAGCTAATATGTATGCTTTTATGTCTGAAAATTGGGGGATAATAGGGCCCATAGTTTGGGGAGTTGCTTTTGCTTATTTAGGATTTAATATCATTGCATTAGCTACTAATGGAATACTAGCAGCCATGACAGTAGCAAAAGCAATTAATACAGCGGCAACATTTGCTGAAACACGAGCGCAATGGGGGCTAAATGTAGCATTATTATCATGTCCGCTTACATGGATAGTGATTGCTATTATGGCTGTAATAGGCGCAATGGTAGCGTGGTCAATTCATACTAATGGGTTAAAAGCAACATGGCTAATATTTACTAATGTTTTAATAACCACATGGGATTCGTTAAAGTTAGCAGCCGTATTTATGGCATTTACTGTAATGAATGCATGGGATAGCATGACTATAGGAATTAAAACAGCAGTAACAGGAATACAAAATGCACTTGGAAACATGAAAGCAAATGGCTTAATGATAATTCAAAACTTTGTTAATGGAGCAATAGATCTTATTAATGATTTGATTAATACAGTTAATAATATTCCAGGAGTATCAATAGAAGCTGTGCAAAGGGTAACATTTGGAACAGAAGCTATGGCTGAAAATCACGCTGAACAATCAGCAAGAAACAGTGATTTAGCAAGTTATGTAGCACAAAAAGAATCTAATAAGCAATCAAGACAGGATATATTTAATAGTATGTTTAGCGAAGCTCAAGCAAACTATCAAAGCAGAATGGCAGGAATTGAATCAGCAAAACAAGCTCACGCAAATGGTCAAGATTCTAGTATATTAGATATGTTTAAGGACAATACAGATTACCAGTCTCTTTTAGATGCAGCAGAAGGAGCAAGTCAAGGTGCAGGAGATACAGCAAAGAATACTGGTGCAATGAAAGATGCTTTAGATATAACAGAAGAAGATTTAAAGTATATGAGAGATATTGCTGAGCAAGAAGTTATAAATAGATTTACAACAGCAGAAATTAAAGTTGATATGACAAACTATAATTCTGTTAACAGTGATCTTGATATTGATGGAATAGTAGATGCATTAGGAAGCAAAGTAGAAGAGCAGATGAATATTAGTGCAGAGGGGGTACATGAATAATGGCTTATAAATTTTATATGGATAAAGTACTACTTCCTGTATCACCTTCAAAAATGACAACAAAGATATCTAATAAAAATAAGACAATTACACTTATAAATGATGGTGAGGTTAGTATTTTAAAGATGCAAGGACTTACAGAAATAAGTTTTGACTTATTACTCCCAAATGTTGAATATCCATTTGCAGATTATAAAAATGGTAAATTTAAAGATGCAAAGTACTTTTTAGATAAATTTGAAAAATTAAAATTAAATAAAACATCATTTCAATTTATTGTAAGCAGAGAGTTACCTAAAGGAAAAGATTTATTTAGTACCAATATAACAGTTTCTCTTGAAGACTACAGTATTATAGAGGATGCAAAAGAGGGATTTGATGTTACAGCATCGATTAAGTTAAAGCAATATAAGCCATTTAGTACAAAGGTTGTTCAGCTTCAGACTACTATTGCGGCTAGCAGTAGTTCTGGAGTTATTTTTATACCTGCAAAAGAAGAAATTCCGCCTAAAGTAAATACAAGTACAATACCACCTTATATAGTAAAAAGTGGTGATTGTTTATGGAATATTTGCAAAAGATTTTTAGGTGATGGTAGTAAGTATTCTCAAATAGCTAAATTAAATAATATATCTAATCCTAATATAATATATTCAGGACAAGTCATTAGATTCTCTTAAGGTTGGTGATTAAATGAGTCATGAAATAATAATAACAAACAAAGAAACAATGTACTATCCTGTAGTAGAAGAAGGAATCACATGGGAAACAGAAAGAAAAGGAAGTCCGGGCAAAGTTACATTTAAAATTTATAAAGATTCTGTTTTAAATATAGAAGAAGGTAATTCGATAAGTATAAAGAAAGATGGGCAAAATGTTTTCTTTGGTTTTATATTCACATTTAAAATTGATAAAGAAGGATTTTATAATATTACTGCTTATGATCAATTAAGATACTTTAAGAATAAGGATACCTACTACTATGTAAACAAAAAGGCAAATGAAATGCTTAAGGAATTAGCAGTGATGTTTAATTTGAATGTTGGTATACTTGATGATACTGAATATATTATTCCTAAAAGGCTTGAAGAAGATAAAACTTTATTTGATATGGTTCAGAACGCCTTAGATTTTACTCTACAGAATAAAAAGAAAATCTATGTTTTATATGATGACTTTGGAAAGCTAACACTTAAAAATATTGAGAATATGAAGCTTAATATACTTATTGATGAAGAAACGGCAGAAAACTACTCGTATACAAGTTCTATAGATTCTAATACTTATAATCAAATTAAACTGACTTATGATAATGAGGACACTGGAAAACGTGATGTATATATAAGTAAAGATTCCGGAAACATTAATAAATGGGGATTGCTACAATATCTTGAGAAAATAGATGATAGTGTAACTAATCCACAAGCTAAATGTGATGCATTATTACAGCTATACAATAAGAAAACTAAAAACTTATCTATAAGTAATGTCCCAGGAGATGTAAGAGTAAGAGCTGGCACAAGTGTTGTTGTAATTTTAGATCTTGGGGATTTCAAATTGAATAATTATATGCTAGTAGAAAAAGCAAAACATACTTTTAATGAAAGTGAACATACAATGGACTTGACTTTAAGAGGGGATGTGTATTTTGTAGATGGCTAATTTTAATGAAAATATAAAGAAACTTGCATTACAAGCAGTTATGGAAAGCAAACCAGTAAATATCACTTATGGAACTGTAAAGACTATAAATCCTTTAAGTATAGAAGTAGAAAATCTTAAAATTCTTCCTAAAGAATTTTTTGTACTAAGTAGAAATGTTACCAATTATAAAGAAAATATTACTATAGATGGAGTAAACAAAAATATAACAATAAATAATGAGCTTAAAGTAGGAGAAAAAGTTATTTTAATAAGATTTCAAGGTGGACAGGATTATCTTGTATTAGATAGGATGTGATAATTATGATACCAGGTTCAACATTAGACACAACAAGAATAGAGCTTACAGAAGTACCAAGCAAAACATTTAAGTTAAATGCTAATACAAATAGAATTAATGGTACAATAGATGAACTCGAAGCAGTAAAACAAGCTATTTATTTAAGACTAAATACTGAAAAATATGATTATATAATATACAGTTGGAATTATGGAGTAGAAACGAAGGATTTATTCGGAGAAGATATTACTTATGTTTATCCAGAGCTACAAAGAAGAATAACAGAAGCATTGACACAAGATGATCGTATCAATAGTGTTGATGCTTTTTCTTATGAGAAGGTTAAGAATAAGGTAACTTTATATTTTACTGTTCATACAAAGTTTGGTGATGTTGAGAGTGAAAAGGAGGTGGACATTTAATGTATGAAGATATCACTTATGATTTATTAGTGAATAGAAGCCTTGCGAGAGTAGATAGTGGATTTGATACAAGAGAAGGAGGACCAATTCATACTCCAGTAGCAGCAGTTTGTGTTGAGCTTCAAAATATGTATATTGCATTAGATGGACTGTTAAGTGAAACCTTTGCTGATACAGCAAGTCGAGAATTTCTAATTAAGAGAGCAGCAGAAAGAGGGATTACACCTACAAATGCTACTTATGCAGTATTAAAAGGAAAATTTGATATTGCTGTAGATATTGGTTCAAGATTTACTTGTGATAGCTTAAGTTATAGAATCATTGAACTAATAAATGATACTGAACATACCTATAAATTACAATGTGAAACACTTGGAACTATTGGAAATGGTACGTTCGGAAATATGATTCCTATAGATCATATACAAGGGTTAACAAGTGCTAAATTAACTGAACTATTAATACCTGGAGAAGATGAAGAGGGTACAGAAGAGTTACGAAAAGATTATTTTGAAAGTTATGATAGCAAAGCTTTTGGCGGGAATAGAGCAGATTATAAAAAGATGTTTAAAGATGATATAAGTGGTGTAGGTGGTATAAAGATTTATAGAGTTACAGAAAGTAATAAGTTTATAAAAATTATTGTTATTACTTCAACATGGCAAAAACCAACGACTGAATTTATATCTAGTATACAGGAGCAAGTAGATCCAATAGAAAATCAAGGTGAAGGAATTGGACTTGCGCCAATAGGACATAAGGTAGTTATCAGCTCAGTAAATGAAACAGAAATTAATATTTCAACCAATCTAACATATCAAGGTGGATATTCCTTTGATGATGTAAAAGACTATATAAATACCGCTATAGATGAGTATTTTATTGAACTTAAAAAGACATGGTCTGATAATGATAATTTAGTAGTAAGGATAAGTCAAATTGAAACAAGATTATTGAATATCGAAGGAATACTTGATATTGCTGATACCAAAATAAATAGTATAGCTGAAAATCTTGTATTGGATGCTGACAATATTCCTAAGAGGGGGACTGTAAGTGAGCAGAGTAATTAGTATTTTAGACTATATTCCACCAGTGCTTGCAGATGCAGAAGAACAAAAACAGATTTCTAAAGCACTTAACCCCGAAATAAATATGCTGTGGGCAGAAATAGAAAGGGCACAGAATAATCAATTTATAAGTTCTAGTGATGAATATGGTGTTGCTCGCAGGGAGAATATGCTTAGCATTAAACCTAAAAATACTGAAACTTTAGATGATAGAAAGTTTAGGTTGTTATCTAGAGAAATAGAAAAATTACCATACACATATAGAGTTTTGAAAAATAAATTAAAAGCTTTATGTGGAGAAAATGGATATACATTAAATATTGATTATGATAATGAAATAGTGGATATCAAAATTGAATTAACATCAAGGAAATCATTTGATGAAGTTGAACTAATGACTGAAAAAATGATCCCATTAAATATGGTTATAAACATATCATTACTTTATAATCAAAATTCTTTATTAAAGAAATATACACATAAACAGCTTAGTGCATATAAGCATAGCCAATTAAGGAATGAGGTGATAAATAATGTCTAATTTAACTAAAAATTATAAATTACAAAAACCACTAGAGGACGACTTTTATGATATTAATATTACTAATTCAAATATGGACATTATAGATAAAGGATTAACATTAGATGTTGGAACATCTAAAGGAACCGGAAATAACTATATATTAGATATTGGAAGTATTACATTAGCAGAGAGTAATAAGGGCGTATCATTTAAGTTTTTTGCAGATAAGGACTCAACTGGAGCTGTAACGATAAATACAAACTATAATTTAATAAAAGCAAATAAAAATCCAGTAAAGAATTTGAAAAGTGGTGCACCTTATATAATTACCTATGATGGTGGTTCAAATTTTTTCTTAGCTAGTGGAGCTGATGATTCTGATTCCACTAGCGTTGGTACAGATGGAAGTAATGTAAAAACAGGGATAACATTCGTCGGAACAGATGGAGAAATCCATACAGGAGTTTATACAGCAGATGGAACTATAACTGCTGATAAAGTTTTAAGTGGGTATGTAGGTTATTCTAAAGCACAAAAAATAATTGGTACTATGGTTAATAGAGGAGCACCTATAAGTGCTTTAAATTGTGGTGGAACTTATAATCTAGCTGAGGGATACTATACTGGTGGTAAAGTTACAGCTAATAGTTTAGCAAGTCAAACTCCAGCAAATGCAGATGCAAGTACAATAATAGCAGGAAGAAATGCTTGGGTTAATGGTAATTTAATTAATGGAATTGCTACTATTGGAAGTTTAGGTGGTAAAAAATACGCTACAGGCACTTGCTCTGGAGGGAGTACTGTAAATGTTGGATTTAGGCCTGAATTTGTGTTTTTATCGGGTACGTATGCTAACAAAGAAGCATTTGCTTGTATAACTCCACAAAATGATACTGATGGATATCCTATATATCACGACACTACACAAAGCACATATGAAAGATGGATAAAACAAACCAATAACAGTAAAGTTTCTGTAACAGATACCGGTTTTATTGTAGGGTTTAGTACAGTATCTGCTTGGACTTATTTTTGTATAGGATAAAAAGTTAAAAGAAAGGAGAATTAAAAAATATGAAGACATTAATTGTAAATGATACAGAAGGTAATATAATATTTACAATGCAAGGAACAGAGATACAAGATAATTATTCTTGCATTGTAGCAGACATAGAAGAAGGAAAAGAAATAGTATCTGTAGATGTATCTACAGGACAAGTAATAACTAAAGATAAAAAACCAACAGAATTTGAAAAATTACAAACTGAAAATGAAGAATTAACAGACAAGGTTATTGAGTTAACAGCTCAAAATTTAGAGAATGCAGAATAAAAAATAAAATAAATAAATGAAAGGTGGAGTTTACATGTACGAAACATGTAAAAAACAATATGAAAGAAAAGTTGAGAAAGGAACTATGACAAAGGAATATGGAGAGAAGCAGACTGTTTATATTGGAATATTCCTTATGAATGAATTGCTTAC